CTAACCCTTCTGTCCTGAATCCCTGGAGGACCAATCATGAATGACCAACAACTAGATCAAATCGCCAAGATGCTCCGCGCCCAGCTGAAAGGGCAGGGGCACATCTGGTGGATCGGCGGCTACGTCTACGGCCAGACATCCCGCGACGACCTCTTCATCATCCTCTACCCGGCCGACGAACGGCTGACCGAGAAGGTCGTCCGCGTCTACCCCCATGACTTCAAGAAGCTCCCCGCCTTCATCCCAACCGAGGGCATTGACGCCGGTGACACCGACGCCAACCCCAACAAGGAGCAGGCCCGCAAGAAGGGGATCTACCACGACTGTCCGCTCTTCGAGATCGTCACCTTCGACGGCCGCGAGACCCAGATGGGCAAGGAACGCCGCTTCGGCGACGTCCTGCGAGTCACCAACGTCGAACGCAAATCAACCGCCCAACCCGTGCCGGCGCGCCCCACACCGAATACCACCGACATACGGGAGGGCGGGGGCAGAAAGGACCCGCCCCCCAGACCGGCCGAAGCCGCCGCCACCCAGCCGGGACTGCCCGACTACCGGGCGATGGCCCTGGACGCCAAGACCGAAGATGAGTTCGACTACGCGGCCTACATGGTCCTCAAGAACGGCCTGTACACCGAGGTCGAGCACATCACCAAGACCCGCGCCGTTCTGGTGCCGAACTGGAGCTTGGGCCCGCGGCCGAATAGCGCCATGTTGGTGGCTCTCGAGACCTACCGGAACCAACGCGCGACGATGGAAGGACGCGGCGCGCCTGTCCGCGAGGCCCACGACCAGGCCAAGACCGACGCGCTCAACGCCTACCATCGTCAACTCAGATCGGCCGCGCAGCCGGCCGGGCAGGGCGCAGTCTCCCAGGAGCAACCATGAACCCCTTGCAGCAGATACTCCGTGAAGGGCTGGTTACCTCGGCCAGGTCAACCAAGATGCTGAGAGGCGGCCTGTATCTGGTCTTCTACCCGCGCGAGGCTGACACTGCCCGGCTCGTCGCTGTCCGGCAGCACGTGGCCCCCAGCGACACCGAGTTGCAGGTCCTGCGGCGCGAGATGACGGCCGTCCTGGGCGAGACCACCGCCACTATCGGCGAGTTCAAGCAGCTACCGCCGTTAGGCGACTGGCACGGGGCCGAAGTGTGGATCAGTTTCCAGCCGGTACAGGCCGAGATGCCGATCCCGAAGGAGACCCGGTACGAATGAGCAAGAAGGACCCCAAGCCGACTCCTGTCGGCCAGACGCCACCGCCGAAGCAAGGCACCGGCAAACCGCCAAGGCCGCGGCCGAATGAGATCGACCTGATCACGCTCATCGACGACTACATCGAGAGCAACAAAACCCGCAAGGGGACCCTATGTTTTACATCTACGGACTAAGAGAGAAAGGCAGCGACGAGTATCGGTACGTGGGCCGGACGGTGAACCCGGAGAAGCGGCTAAGGGAACATACGCAAATCGCCAAGCCGGTCGGCCGCGGGCCGGACTTGCACCGATGGCTGGAAAGCGTCGGCTTCGCGCCGGTGATGGACATCCTGGACCGGGGCGAGGCGCTTGACCGACAGACGGAGCAACACTGGATTGAGAAGCTGGCGGCCGCGGGCCATCGCCTGACAAACATGTGGGCGGCCAGCATTACTTATTCCAACTTCGGCTACATGGTCGACGACGCCAAGCGCGACGTGATAGCTGACTACCTGGACAAGTTTGAAAGTGATGCCGACAAGCCGTGGTTCAAGGAAGATGGACCGATCTACGAGGTATAATCGCATACTTAAGCAAGTACCCATTAAACTTAGTATGCGCTTACATACACACCCCGCCCTTCGGTAGCGGGACGATCGTGTGCTTAAAAGAGGGGTTGCTGTTGAGGAAGCACTTTCGGAAGCTTGCGAGCCTCTATTCGCCCATTTGAATGCGCGATGAGTTCGTCGTCGTTCGTATAAAGACAATTTGCGTCACGGGTGACTGCAATGGCAAGTATCATATGATCCACCTTGAATTTCACCCGGGAAAACCCCTCTTCTCGAAAGCTGGAGTCTGGGTGAGCTGCCCGCCACGACTCAAAATACTCTCCATATATGGCAGCAGCGGGCAGATCAAATGAAGCGATCATGAATCTTTTATTCACCAGGCCAAGGAAGGCTCCGTGCTCGGCCAGCGGTATTCCAGCGAGCAGCTCCGCAATAACAACCGAAGGTATTATGATTGCGGTCTTTTCTTCATCGCACTTCTTCAGGAAATATTCTGCCTTAGCAATTTCATCTTGTTGCTCAGGTTTTGCTTGCTTCTTGAGTCCCCAGATCAATATCTGGGTGTCTAGACAAACTACCTTGCCGTTCGCCAAATCTCTACCCTCCCTAGAGGAAGTTGCGAAGGTGTGTAACGTACTCTTCTACATCTTCTATAGTATCGACATAAGGGCCGATCACTTCGCGCAATTCAGCAAACGCCTGAGAAGCGCTCGCTTCCTCGAACGGCAAAATTTCCTCAATGATGAAACCTTCCATCTTGCGTGTGAAGAAATCCCATGTTGCAGTTCCTCGTAATCCCACACGTTTGTACAGGTGTACTGCGACTAAACGTGCCATCTCTTCAGACGCCTTACAGTAAATGAGATCGCCAGTTCCTATGACTCGAAACTGGACAGTAGGGTCGGTGGCACCCCCCACACGAGTGACTTTCCCAAAGAGCTCGGTGTCACCAGAAAGCAAGATCGGCGTGGGAATGACTGTTTCCTCATCTAGAGTCCCAAGAAACTGGACGGAGCCATTCAAAGTCCCGAATTCTACGGTGCCGTTATGCCGCTTAGTGAATGCCTGCAGAATGCCCAAAGGTTTGTAGGTCGTGTGTGGTAAGCGCCGCACTTGATTCTCGGCAATGGCCAGTCCTATCTCTTGGGCAGCCGGTAAAGTCAAAGGCTCAAGGTTGGGATCGAAGGTCAAGGTCATGCTTCCACTGGCCATACTTGATAGGCCGATGCGAATTTGCTCCAGCTCCAGGTCTTTATGATGCTGAACAGTAACCGCGGCAATCAAGTCTTCGACGGCCGTGATGATCTCGGCAATCTCCTTTGATCGCAAGTGTCCCGGGGCAACCTCTTGACCCGTTAAGCGAATTGTTATTCGATTAGCGTGAGTTTCCATTTTGCTGGTGCCCTCGACTCTACTCCTAATCTACAAAACTCATTATAGCGAATACAATTCCAAATGTATATTCTCTAACTTGGGACGGCGCACTACATAACTAATCAAACAACCCCTTCTGCTGCGCCTCCTCCCCCCTAACCCGCTCGGCCGCCCGAAACGTCACATCCGTCGGCGGCATGTCCACCTTCCCACCGGCCAGCAGATCATTCACCGTCAGGATCTGAATCTTCCGGTGCTTCCCACTCCACGGCGACTCATAGAACCCGGCCGACACCGCCTCCGTCACCATCTCCCGCGTTGGCTCCTCCAGCGTCAGAAACACCCCGATCGCCGCGTCTTCGCGTTGGATCGTGCCCACCAATTCGCTGATCATCGGCCGGCTCACCTTGCCGCTCTTGACCTGCACCAACACCCGCTTTGGCTTGCTCGAGCTGTCATCGATGAACGTGATCACCCCGTCAATCCCGCCGTCGGCTCCCTTCTTGCCCTTCTTGCTGCCCGCCTCGCCCCCATACGGCCGCGCCTTCATCAGCGACAGCGCCCACCACTGGAACTGGAACCGGTCCTCACTCGCCAACTGCCGCGCCCCCTCCAATGACTCCGGCTCGCCGATGACCTGATAGGCCACGTCGTCACCGAACATGTCCTTCAGCCGGTACTTCTGTAGCGCGATCGAAAGGTGGGTGACGTCGATGCCAATCCACTGACGGCCGAGCTTCTGCGCGGCCGCGATGGTCGTCCCGCAACCGCAGAACGGGTCCAGCACCACGTCGCCTTCGTTACTGCTGGCCTCGATGATGCGCTCCAGCAGGGCCAGCGGCTTCTGCGTCGGGTAGCCGAGACGTTCGGCACTTGATCCTTGAAGCGGAACAATATCCGTCCAAACATCTGGTATCTTCGGGCCTCCCTGGTCATTCAAGTACACTTTGCGGCGAATTCGACCATTCTTGTTGGGTGGGAAAATGAGCCGTCCGTCCTCATCGAGTTGATTCATTACATCCAGGCTTACACGCCAGCCCTTTGGTGGAGGCGGATAACCCTTATAGGGATAGGTCAAGTTTGGTCGTGGATTTGGACTGTCCAATGGAGCACTTTGATAGGGACCTCTGCCATCCAAGTCGTCAAACCGAAATCGAGCGTGGTATTCTTCGTCAGTTTTTCCATAGACGACATTGAAAGTGTACTCTTTCCCTTTCCTGTAGAAGAACATTGTATCGTGGACAGCACCGTATTTGCGCCTGACGTCGCCTTTCACTGCCGTTCGTTGCCAAATCACCTCATTCACGAAATTCTCTGGGGAAAAGATCGTGTCCAAAACAACCCTAAGATAATGACTTGCGGCCGGATCGCAGTGCAGGTAAAGGCTCCCGGTCGGCTTCAGTACGCGGTGCAGCTCCACCAGCCGCTCGGCCATCATCACCAGATACGCCATCATTTGGTTTGTCCCGATGAATGTCCGCAGCGCCGCGATCATCTGCCCGACATCAAGCGACCCTTCCATCAGCAGCCGGTCATAAGCCTCCTCGGCCGCCTCGTTCCAGTGCCACGTATCCTCGAATGCCGCGATCTGCGCCTCCGAGTCCTGCCCGCTCTCCTGCTTGAACAGCACGTTATACGTCCGGTTGCTGTTGAACGGCGGATCCAGGTAGACCAGATCGACGCTCTCGTCGGGGATATACTGTTGCATGATGGGGAGATTATCCCCATAGAACAAGGTGTTTTCGGTTATCGGCTTCACACGACCTCCACTTACGGTCCGGAGATCATGCCACACTCAGCCGATCGTGCAAGCGGTCACCGACTTGTTATCACAGACTGCGATCTTACCCGGCGGGCATCTCCTCCAGCGGCTCCGGCAACCCGTAGGCCACCGCCCGCAGCTCCACGTCGAGCGACGCCATCTCACGGATAGCTTTCGCGTCGGCTTCCTTCGGCGGCCACTTGGCGCTGACGCCATAGATGATGCGGTACATCGTCTTGGTCAGGCGATCATAGGCGGCCGCGTACTGCGCCTCAATGAGCGCCTGCTGGTCAGATAGCTGCTGATTCATCGGTCTTGATTCTGTAGGCTGTCGTGCCCGTCCACACACCGTCAATCCGTTGCCGTTTGATGCGGATAACGTCCAACCGGCCGGCATGCATCTGGCTCCACAACTCACGCCGC